CCGGAAGGGGCGCCCAACGCAGTGCAACATACACCCATCAACCTTTCAGGTTGATGAATCTTACCCAAAGGAGCTCGGTTGCCTGAGTACAACCAGTTACCGACGCGTAGGGAGAGACCGATCTCTACGAGATCGGTCAATTACGCTGAGAGTGTCATCAACTCGAATGATATATTCGGGGTGAAGTCACAGACCAACGTAATCCCTCCCTACCAAGGTACCTGGGAAACCTCAGGGAGACAGGTTACTGTCTCGGAAGGCCATCCCTTTCGGACTCGTCCGAAAGGTATAGCCAATATCGGTGGACCATTCGATACGCAAAAGCAATACATGGAGTCGGACTTGTCCGGTTCCGGTATGAGCTATTCGTATTGGATTATCCAACAGGGTCCTGGCGGTGTCAACGTGGAGCAGAGAAGAAGATACTCTGGCCCGTTGCTCGCCATTGGTCCCAGTGGCCCATCTAACAATTTCCCGTACCCTCCTAGCCATAAGTCTAGCGACTCTGAGCTAGCAGCGTTAGGGAGTACAGCTATTGCTAGATGTAACCCCGGTAATAGTATCGCATCTGCGGGAACCGCCCTTGGTGAGACTCTTGGAGAAGGTATTGATTTTCTCCCTAAGTCCACCAGCTGGAAAGGCAAGCTCGAAGCCATCAGAAATGCTGGCAAAGATTACTTGTCTGTTCAGTTTGGGTGGCTGCCTCTCGTTGCTGACGTCGTTGATTTCGCCGTCAACATGTCCCAGTTCGATGCTGTCTTAAAACAGTATGAACGGGACGCCGGGAGGCTAGTAAGACGCAGATACGAATTCCCAACCATCACGGAGCGATCAGATACCTTTGTTCCCGGGGCACCACCTTGGTTCCTCGGGTCCGCTGGTAACTGTATCGCGACGTACGGCAATCGCATTCTTCAAAGAACTATTACGAAGAAGAGGTGGTTCAGCGGAGCGTTTACCTACCATCTGCCGACCGGATATGACTCCCGGTCTTTGGTAGATAGGTACGCGCTCTTTGCCGATAGAATCGGACTGAAGCCCTCCCCAGATCTTCTCTGGGAGCTTGCGCCGTGGAGCTGGGCTGTCGATTGGTTTAGCAATGCCGGTGATGTTATTCAAAACATCTCCCGGTTTGCCATCGATGGCAATGTTCTGGCGTATGGTTACATCATGGAGCATGTTATTGTCCGTGATGTCTATACCTACGTGGGAGGAACGCAATCCAACGGTTCCTCTCTCCCTGTCCACCCCGTCGTCCTTGTTACTGAAACAAAGACGAGACGTGGAGCCAGTCCCTATGGGTTCGACATTTCCTGGGATGGCTTGTCACCATTCCAAGTGTCGATTTTGACTGCGCTCGGGATTTCCCGTTCGTAGTCGGGTCGTGTTGTACGACCGTTAAAACACCACAAGGAGCAATGCCTATGTCGTTCGCTGATCCTCAGTCTGCCAACATTGGCGCAGGCGCCGTGTCACTTCCCCGTGTTTCTACGGGTAAGTACACGTCGGACTACGTCTCTGCGGACGGACTTCTCGCCCTTCGCGCCAGCTCCCAGTTTGGGAACCGGTGGCGTCAGGTGTTGAGGCTCGATGCCAAGAAGATCTCCGCGGATGTGTACCTGCCGGACCGGAACGTCGAGAGGTCGATGTCAGTCTACCTCGTGATCGACCGGCCCCCGGTGGGCTACACAAACGCGGACGCATTGGCTGTGTATGGCGGGTTCAAAACCGCCATCACGGCCAGCTCGGACCTGCTCGTCTCCAAGTTGCTTGGAGGTGAGTCGTAGGTTCGGGTCTTCGAAGCCATCCTCTCGTACGTAACAATACGAAGTATCGTACTGTTACGTGGATTCCCCTTCCGAGGAATCTCGGTCGACTACGTTATACCGTGTCCCCCTGACGCTCGATTCGGAATTCGATGGAACGATAATCCATCGTATCTCTCAATCGGGGTTAGGGTTCATGGTAATTACGTACTCGTCTCGACAAGAAGGCGAACAAAAGACAACCCAGTCTGACGTAGGCTAATGGAAGTTTACCCCCTTACTAAAGGATAAACTGAAAAGCCTGACGTTGCTCTGGAGTAAGCTAGCACACGAGTGTGCTAGTAGATGTTGCACTAGCGCCAATCTCAGTATCGAGGAGGCTTCCCGATTCTACAGGAATGTAGATCGGGACCTCTGTGAGGCTGAGATGCGGTACGAACATGAGGGGTTCTCGTTTTATACGATAACCCTCACCAACTTCGGAAAGACATTCGAAGAATGTCTCGATGTTGGCTGTGTGGCTCCACGTACATTTCAAGGATTCCAAGGTCGCAAGACCAAGGGACTTGATATGGCGGAACTTCCTAATTTCTTAGGTGTGTTCCTGGAGCTCGTGTTCGACCGCGGTAGCGGTAAGCTACTTGATGATGCTAATGTAGATGCCATTCGATCCATAAGACAGCTAACGCTGTTCTTTGGAAAGATTCTCCTCGAGTGCAGTGATGCACGAAAGGAGAAGGCAGTACAGGAGTACATCAAGTGTGAGCAGGAACTCGAGCAACTACAGTTGCCTGGTTTGGAGATTGATTTCCTCCAATTTGACCGGATAGCTGAATTGCTGTTTGGGGAGCTGTTCTCCCAACTAGACCAAGAGGTCTGGGAGAGAGAATCAGTACGCCCTAAACATGGTCCAGGATCAACGGCCGATAATCTTCTTGGAAACAAGAAGTTCGACCAACGAACCTGGACCTGTCGCTTGCAGGAGTTCTTCCCTTGGGAAGAATTTCTTGCAACTAATTCTTCATTTGTTGAAGAATTAGAACCGGACATTGAGTTCCTCGAACCCGGAAAAGAGAGACCTGTGAAGGTCACTCTTGTTCCTAAGACGCTAAAGACACCTCGAGTTATCGCACAAGAACCTACTGTTATGCAGTACATACAGCAAGGTCTTATGCGGTTATTCGTGGAGAGAATTGGTGAGTCTAACCACCTCAACCACTTCCTCGGCTTCGACGACCAAACGCCTAATCAGCGAATGGCCTGCGAAGGGTCCC